AAATCATTATCGGCAACACCGGAAGCAAACTGAGCCACATCGTACTGCGAAATACCCTGCGCTACTGATAGTTCAGTGCTTTGTATTTCCAAACCACCATTGGCTAAAAGATCAGTGCTGAACGCAGTTCCTGTAAGATCGAGTCCATCGCCAGCCGTATAAGTTGTGTCAATCCCTGCCCAACCGCTACCGTATCCCTCGAACCCACCTGTCGTGCTGTTGTAGCGGATATACCCCGCTGATGGCGAACCATCACGCTGTGCTGTGGTTCCAGAAGGCAGTTGCCCCGATCCTGTGGCAGATGTTTTTGCGACTACTGTCGATGCGTCTAGGGCTACGTCTGCCCAACTCGAACCGTCATAAACACGCATCCGGTTTGTCGCTGTCGAAAAATACATATCTCCAGCCGTGAGTGCGTCACCATCGTTGTCTAATGTTGGGTCTGAACCTTTAGCGCCCAGAAAAATATCATCGAAATTATCGAGTGCTAACTCTGCCGCCGCCTGTGCGGTTTCGGCGGCGGTTTGTGCGGTTTCGGCGGCGGTTTGCGCTGTCGAGGCCGCTGTGGAACTTGCGCTTGCTTTAGCCGAATAGTGCAAAGCACTGTATTCGCTACCATCCACTGTGGAATCTTCTGCGGTCTGCGCCCAATCCTTAGAACTCCCGCCCAAAGTTGCGCCCGTCATCGATGCGCCTTGCGCCCATGCCTTCGCAGAACGATCATCAGTACCCGCGCCGTTTACAGCGTCAGCGTCTTGCGCCCATGATTTAGATGAGCCGCCCGTACTTGCCGCCGTTCCTTGAGCATATTCTTTCGATGAATAACTGGCGGTATCAACAAGCCCAGAAGCCACGGCCCATTCTTTCGCCGCACCCTTTGATGCGGTTGTGGAAATCCCCGTACCACCGACTGCCCATGCTTTTGCTGAATGATCCGATGTCGAACCGCTTACGCCGCCGTCTGTTTTTTGTGCAAAGTCTTTAGCAGAGCCTCCGGTAGAAGCCTGTGTCCCTTGAGCATATTCTTTCGACGAGTATGATGTTCCGTCTACGGTTCCAGAAGTTTCGATGCTCCATTCTTTGGCCGCGCCCTTGGAGGCCGTATCCGAAATTCCAGTCCCCCCGACTGCCCATGCTTTTGATGAGTGATCTGACGTAGCGCCACTAACACCGCCATCGGTTTTCTGTGCGTAATCCTTTGCAGACCCACCTGTTGAGGCTTGCGTTCCTTGGGCGTATTCTTTCGCACTGAATGTGGTATCCACCGCCGCGGAGGTATCTTGCGCCCACTCTTTTGCGCTACCCCCTGTGGCAGTTGTTCCCTGCGCGTATTCTTTAGCGGAGAATTCACTGGTATCAACAGCCGCTCCAGTAGAGGTTGCCCATTCTTTAGCCGCGCCTCTTGATGCCGTGGTGGTGACATTAGTCCCCCCGACTGCCCATGCTTTGCTACTGTAATCCGTGCTGTCAACGATGCCGTCCGTCTTTCTCGCCCAATCACGGGCCTCGCTGACGTTTACCATCAACTCCCATTTAGCGGCGGCTAGATCAGTTGACCAAGTGCCTGACGTATGGGCCACGATACAGACATAGAGGTTATCGGTACTGGCTCCAGCCGCCCCGTCTACTACGACATCCCGTAGTTCGTATGCAGTGGTGGTCGCCCAAGTCCCTTCCCAACTACCAACGCCGGTCTGGAGTTCTAAAGCCCCGGTGGAGTCGAACCCGATAGCCTTGTTTGCTCTAGTGGCGGCATTTTCGGTGAACTCGAAATCAGTTGATTCATCAGGCAATTTGATTGCGCGTTCAATATTTGTTTCACCCGTATCCCATGCCGTAACGAGGGCATCGAAATCAGACTTAACGACATCGCCTCTTGCAAGAGTGCCTTTCGTATAGGAACCTTGTCGTGAATAATACGAATTTGCCATTAGCGGCGTATCCTCCGTGGACTGTAGTGAACCGTCACACCTTGTAAGATGTGCGGTTGCTCATAGGTTGCTTCAGAGAGAACGAGAATACCCATATTGGTTCCGACCCCATCTAAATTTTCTTCTGCGGTTGAAATAACTTGCCCGCTCCAGTTGTAGTTATCCCAGTTATGGATGTTCCAATAACCACCACTACCTTGAACTGAAAGGTCACGGGTGCGAGCCTCTGGAACCTTTGCATCTGCATAAGAGAAGTCAGGCTGGAACTGGAGCGCAATGCTTGAATCCCCCGACATCTCGAACTGAATCTTGCGGAACCGCTTATCTCTGGTGGGGGAATCAAAGTGGTAGTACGAGAGTCGGAGTATTGCTTCAATCTCTGAGCCATCAAATGATGTGCCAGCGTCCAGTTGGTAGATATAGCCATCGTCTGATCCAAAAAACAGAATCTCATTTCCATCTGTGTCTTCGGCAGAGCAGACTGTATAAACAACTTTGTCTAAATCAATACGAATAAACCCCGCCAACTTGTTTCCCGAAAATGTGGCGTAGATAGCCGTGCCATCGTTAAAGAATAGACGGTACTGCCCTTTCTTTCTCACCCTGATTGAGGCTATAGATAACCCCTTCTTGTCATCAATCAGCGGCTTAATCTTTTTGCTAATGGCGTTCATGGTGAAATCGCCGTAAGCATTGACCGCTGAGAAGGTCGTTACACCACGGTCATCTAAAAACATGGTTTCAGTTAGGTTCTGGATCGTCCACTCAATCGCACCAGAATTGTCCGAAAAGGTTTTCAGGTTCCAATCTGCTGAACTTGTTCCATACAGTATGTAGATGCGGTTTCGATTAAAGATCGCCATCGCATCACCGGGCATAACCTGAAGCCCTGAAATCTCGTCACCAGTGCCTAACTCACTCGCGCCTGTAACTACACTCCATCCGTAGGGGTCACCTATAGATGAATGCTGTAGTGAACCTTTGTGGAAACCGAGGAAAAGATGCTTTTTATGCGCGGCCAGATGTTTCGGTGTGTCAACGGACATCCCTGTGAACAATGGGACGGCATATGTGCCGTCAAACTCAAATGCTGTGTTAAACCCATCGACCCAGTACAGTCGGTTTGTCGATGAGGAACCGCCAAAGTTGTAGTTGACGAATTCATACCGACCACCGGGGACTAGCGCGACAGTGACCAGTGCGCTTGTAGACACGGCTACCGTAGAGGCGCTTACTTGGAGATTTTCGGCAGACTGAAATGTTCCTGTTACACCTGTAAGGACGAACACGCCGGTTGCATCACTGCCGCCAACCGTGCCTGTTCTGATTGCAACACGCCTTACAGTGCCGGTTGCACTTGATGTAGCGCCAGTTAGCGTAGCGCCTTCTGTTACAGCGGCACTCCCAGTATTAAACTTGATGTATTGACCAAGATCGACTGCCGCCCAACCAGAGGAAGATGCTTTGAACATCTTACACTCAGTCGCACCCGCGTTATCTCTGAAGGCATAAGTCGAGCCGTTGTAAACCCACACGCCTCGTATCGGGCCTGATCCGGTTACCGTGCCGATCTTAGTTCTTGCGCGTTCAATCCCCGCTTGTGTATAAGTGGTATCAAACGCATCGGTGGTTGCGCCAAGCGCGTTTTCAGCAGTTTTAACCACAGCAACCGTAGAGGCACTGACCTGAATATTCTCACCTACTGTGAAAGTACCTGACAGCAACGCCACAGCCATATACCCGACAGCATCGCTACCACCATACGTCCCGCTTTCAACTACTGCATCTGCGATGAGTTCAGCAGTCGCTCCAGATGTGACCCCGGTGATCGTATCAGTGTCAACTGCCGCTGTTGTTCCGGTGTCGAACTCAAGGATGTAGTAAAGACTCTCCGATGGTTTTGTACGTCCGTCATATCTCTCGTACCCGTCTATTCTTCTGTAGCCACCTTCGGGGTAGACCTCGTAATTCTTTCCGTACAGCAAACTGCCCGGCTCTTGCGATAACGCGGGGTCAGTCAGAATCTCCCCGCCCCGGAAGGGGAAATACTTCGCCCTCATAGAGGACGCAGGGAACGAAGACCGACTAATTAGGTTGGCATAAATATTGGTCATATAACCTGTACAACCTGATCAGAATCTACGTTGCCGAAGCGTCTAGTTCTCTGACCGGGCAGGGCTTGTGATTCCAGTTTGTCGAGTAGGTCTTGATATTCCGCCGAAGAGGCTAGGAGTATTTCGGGAGCCTCTTCCCGCTCACCCCACATCGTCTTCGCTCTCGCAACGACAATGCGGTGATACTGCGCTGGGATTGCAGAGATATCGGTATTGGCGGCGAGTTTTGTTGGAGTACTCCAGTAATCAGCCGTGATGGTGTAGGACTGATCGGGTGGTGGGTCAACGATAAGATTGCTATCTGGTTGAACAACAACATAGGTCGGTGTCGAATTTGTCGCAGTGCCTTGTCGGTGATCAGTTCGATACTCGACATAACTCAACGGAGTGAGATGTGTGGAATCGTCTGATGTGTAATTAAGATAGAACGACCGCATATCCCAATTACCTAGATCAGTCGGCTTGGCAGTGGCGGGCGCTCTTGTTCCGGTGGATAAGGTGGAACTGTATTGGCTCCAGAGGAAATCCCAATCATGCCAAAGGCTCTGAATCTGGTAGTCAGCCTCCGCAACGAAATCGACAATAACCTTTAATTGGCCTTCTTGATTTAAGACGGTACTTGGCCCTGTGCCAGAGATACCGACTTCTTGCCTAACGGCTTGCGATAATTGAAGGAAGTTCATATTTCATATCTTTGTGCTGTTCGATGGCGTAGACCACATCATCGGGGGCAATATTTACAGCGCACATAGCGCCACCTGTTCGGTCATCCTGATCGCAGTTCTTAAACCCATAGTGCATCCGATGACACGGATAGCAATCAACGTCTGTGGGTTCTAGTGCGGTTGTGTTAATCCAATGCTTCGTGAGATTTTCAGGCGATGAATGGGAAAGCATCACAATTTTGGCTAAATCCTCTGAACTAACAGCATTTAACACGCCCGTTTCTGGCCCCACTACCATGTCGCATCGTTGAGCAAATGCGAGGGTTTCCCTGATACTCCACTTACCACTTCTCAGGAATACCCGCTTTTCTTTTTCCCACCCCGCCTCAAGTATCTGGCAAGCCTCATCACCTACCATAATGAAGCGAATATCGGGGTGGGTAACGAGTAGTGCCGCCATCACGTTATCCATGAACGGATACGCCTTGTGGACAGAAGAACCTGATAAAGCAATCAGGACGGTATAGGCTCCATCCAAGCGCATCTTCTTGCGCTGTTTCTTAACCCACTTTTTCTCTGAAGTAGTTGGGTAGAATTTATTCTTAAATCGACGCTCGACTTCTGCCGCATCGTGCAGGGCTTCAGCGTAATTCTTATTGAGTTTCTTATGGCGCTTTGCCTGTGACCACCAATAAATATCTTGATCAGGAAGGCAGAGTAACTGCTGTTCGATCACACCCCCAAGATTATGGAAACGGTCAAACAGAGGGGCGAGCCTATCCCAATACGGCCCTAACTCATTGTTCGGAACTTGATCGGTTTTCTGGATTAAAAGTTCATCAACGTTCGGGTCACCATGAAGTAGGTCAACACCCTTCTCTGTTACATTGACACAGACCCTTTTCCCCTGTGCTTTGATTAAGGGAAATATGGATGAAATTTGAACTAGATCACCGAAACCACCATATCGAACAAGGCAAACTGTGTTTTTCCGCTCGCCACCAAGGTCTTTATCAGTTAATTCTTTCCAATTTTTTTCAGGGACGTAAGTTGATTTCAAATGGGGGGAATATCGTATTGGCCAGTATGGACGTTGTAGAGCATCTTCTGCCCACCCTTTACACAAGCCTGTAATTTAGAATCCCACGACCAACCTTCTTTTGCTTCGCAATGAGCCTTTTTCTGCGCCTCAGTCCACGATTCTTGTTCTGGGCGAGTTCTTTCGATCATGCCCAACTTTTCCATCTTGTCGTACAAGGCTTTTACAGCGGGATGCGTGTGTTGGCCGGGCAAACCAATCGCTGTCATCAATGCATTGATTGCCGTGTACCCCGGCAAGAATGATCTGAAACCCGGATTTTCATTGATCTGCGCGGAATACGCTTTATTCAAGGCTTCGATACTTTTTTGAGTACCCGATTTAGCCATGAAATTCTCTATTTGCTCAATTTGTTGTCGCTGATTGAGTTTTGAACCGAGAAGGCCCAACTTTGAAAAGAATCCTTGATCGGTATAGTTTTTCCGAGAGATATGGTTAATGAAACCCCGTATTTCCAAGTCCTTGGATTCAAGCGAAGCATCTGGATCATCAAGGGCGGAGTAGAAATTCTTGAAGTCAAATTGCATCTCTTGTTTGACATCGCGAATTTCCTGTAGGGCTTGTATATTTTGATGACTCGGTGTCGCAAATCCAAGATCATCATCATAATCAGTATCATCAAGAGTCACCCCCTGTTTTTGGCCAGCGTAACCCCATTCATCCATGCCGGAACCCATGATATCAACCACCGGGGATGCCGCCGCTGACGGACTAAATTGAGTATTCTCATACGCACTGTAATCGACATCCATTGCAGTGGTTCTTTGCGCCCCAATTGCCATCGCCTCATTCATGGCCTGTTCTTGAACGGAACGTGCGTCTCCACCGTAGGAACTGACCTGACCTTCTTGGGTATCACCTGCTCCACCCGTTCCCCCAAATGCATCTGGCCCCATCCCATCAACGCCTGAAGAATCTTGCCCCCCACCCTTTCCTTGAGCCATGATTTAAGCCTTGTTCAGTGGCCGCGCTCGACGGATCGGCGCAAGAGAAAATGACCACATCTTCGGTGTTGGATTGAGTTCTTGCGAATACTCCACGCCAGTTTCCCAATCATCAACCGAGTGCGCTCCATCCTCACCGCGACAGACGATGGATGACTTATCCATGTCCTTGATGTGTTTCCAATACTTATTGTCTTTCATGTCCCCATCCAAAAAGAAAAGGGGAGAGCCGAAGCCCTCCCCCATTCAGGTTTACCGACCGCCATCCAGACGAGTACCCCGTGGGGCGCTCGACGGCGTACCAGTGCCTACCGGCTTCTGGTCTTTACCTTTGGAGGCAAGGCCGAGTTCTTTGTGGGAAGCGGAGATTTTCTGTTGATCAGAAAGACCGCTTTTAACGCCCACTCCAGAGGTTGACTGTCCCATGACTTAAACCCCCCTTAAACAGCACTGTCCCACAGAACCACGCGGGCCTGTGCGGCAGTTGAGTGAACCAACCCAGCACCACCTAAGTAGTACCAAGCAATACCACGACTACGACCATAGTCAGTCGGTATCTTTCCACGAATCTCTTCGGGGATAGCGACTGCTTCGGCCACAGTGTCAGCACCAAGGAATACAGCCCAATCACTCGCGCTGTTAGTCCATGCGCCAGCCGCGGTACCCATACCAGTGGCGGCTCCGCCCTTGATACGATACGTCTGCTCGACAAAACGGACCCCCTCATAACGACCAGTTTCGCCATTGCGGATCATCTGGAACCCGGTTTCGACATACTGCGAGATCGATTCCAAGTTGTTTTTGAGGGTGCGGAACGTGGTTGGCCACGCAATGCAGAAATAATCGTCACCTTCATAGGCTGGGATATTCCTCTCTTTCATTACGTCTACAACTGCCTTGATGTGGTTTTTACCCAACGCAACATTGTTCGTCAACGTAGCAGTACCATTAGTGGTGAGAGTCACCGCATCGGTTGCTGTACCCGCTGTCGGAACAACACGCAAAGGTGTGGTATCGATCTGGTCTGCAACCAAACCGTCCATTACCTGTGCCGCATCGATCTTTAAGACCTTGTGTATGATTTCCTTACCTTGTGTTCGTTTAGGTGCGTTACTCCCTAAACCGTTCTTCCGAACTGCTTACAGTCACCTGTAAGAGCAGACCATATCACCATCCTTTCGGATGCTCTGCGCTTCGGCCCACTTGGGCCTACTCCCTTTCGGGATGGTCGTTACACCTTCCTCTTACGAGGCTTGGCACGGGATTGTCCACATGGGAGTTTCCCCGTTTTCACAGAGTTTTCAATAAAGTATTTCTACCTTATGCCGCTAATAAGTTAACGGGATGCTCAGACAGATCATCCAATTTGGAGGTGAAGGGAATTGAGTTCCCCATCTCAGAAATCGTCATGGTTCCTTGCGTAATTGTGAAATTAGTTTCAGCAATCGCCGTGCCTTCGGTTAAGGCCGCACCCGCTGTCGCAACAGTGGAGTAGACATTCCAATGGAACGTATCTCCCTTGTTAAGACCTTGGTGAGCGGCATCCTTGACATCAGCGAACTGACGAAACTTCACAATCGGACGCAGGGAAACACGCAATTCCTTAGACAAATTGAGCGAGTACATATACCCACCCATTGAGGAGGTTCCCCAAACTTGTCCAGCCATAGTGTGTTACCTATGTTAGAAGTGAAATTAGGAGATCAGGCGGGTTGGCCCCGTTCTTTCCTCATCTCCGCGATGACATCGGAATAGGTCGGCTCCGTGGTGTCCTCGCCTATATGGGCGCGTACATTTTTCGGAGTGACTTCATCCATGTTCTGCTTTCTTTCCTGACGAGTATCGTCTGAGTTCCCGCCCAATTCATCCGCGTAAGACATGATCCATTCGCGGGCAAAGTCGCCCGACTCTTGCATGATCTCCCACGGGTCACGGGTAGGGTCGTTTTGGTACAGTTCAGCAGAACGGCGGTCAGCGACTGCCAGTAACGAAGTGTCTTCAGCGATGTCCGAATATTCATCTTTGAATAGTTCGACTGCTTGCTGGCGACGAAGTTCGTAACCTTGTTCGCGGGCCGTTTTCTCCTCTTCACGCATTTCAGCCTTCGTCCGGTCAATGATTGATTGAACATCAATCTGCGGTGCTGGCTTATCTGCGTTGCGAATCTGCTTTAGCAAATTACTTGCTTTGGCTTCCTCGCCTTGGAAAAGGGCATCGTGGTATTGCTCATATAGAGCATCAGTATTCGCGTCCGAAGATGGCGATGCTTGTTTCTCAGCGTCTTGCGATGGCCGAGAGGACTCTAGGTGAGTCCTGTAGTTATTCAGTTTGGCCTCATACTCCGCCAACTCGCGTTGACGTTCTGCGGCCTCCTGAAGTCTTTTGTCAGCAGTGGAATTTTTCTGGTATTGCGCCAATATATTTTCATACGACACTTCTACCAGTTCGCCGTCTACCTTTGCAGTGACATACCACTCGTCACCTTTTTGGTAAGCGGGAGAAACAAACTCTTGTTTCTCTTCCTCTACTTCCTCAATTACTTCTTGTGGTTCTTTTTCGATACTCTCTGCGATCCGCTCAATCTCTGCTTCATGCGCGGAGAGGCGAGGTTCCTCTGACAGTTCCTCGACAACTTCTTCAATAATTTCGGATACGTCCTCTTTACGGATAGCGTCCATAACTACTCCTGTATTTCAGTCAGAGTTTCCTCTGCGTGTTTCGCTTGGTTAATAGCCTCGTCTAGCCATGAAATAACGACTTGAGGCAACCTTGCACGGAATTGCAATTCCCGAATGGTGTCTTCATCAAAAGGTTCGGCGTTCATCCACGCTTCAAAAGCCTCTTCTCTGGCTTTCTTTGCGCGACCCACGATGTATTTCCCAATAGGGGACTGCAAAAATTCCTTTGTCTGGAGGCCAAGTCGGGCCTCCGCAATCAACAAATCAGTTTCTTCCATTAACCCTCTGCGCCGGGAATCTTCCCGTACTTGTCGTTCATTAGTACATCGGACATCTGTTTCCCTTCGTCATTACCGGGGGATACTCCAATGTTGGGTTCTTCCATCAACATCTTATGAACAAGGGCTTCTTTCTGTAGAAGAAGTTCCCCTCTTGCGATGTCGTTTTTCTCCGCCTTCAGGCGGGAATCAATAAGTGATATCTGGTGACGCAACTGGCTCACGCGCTCGCCCGTTTCGGAAGAGATTTGGGTGGATGTAATATCGCC